TCAGAGGGCTTCATCCTTTTTCTCCTCCTTTCGTGCGGTTGGCTTATCCCCTTCTTCGGATTTGATCTGGAATACCTGTACCACATTACGCAGGGACTGGGGGATCGGTACTCCCATTCTTCCCACGTTCTCAATAATAGACAGCAGCTCATTCGCGAGATAGAAGAAGATCACCGTATTCTGAAAATAATTCATCTCCCCCAGCACCCGGTCCACCAGATGCATCAGGGCGATGATGAGAAAAATGGTCATTTTGCGTGCAATTCCAGTATAACCCATACGGCTGCGCAGCTCGCCGTTCATCCAGGCCGCGCCCCACCCGGTCAACCAATCGATCACCACGAACCACAACAACAGATGCAGCGGCAGCGACCATCCGCCCCAGACGTACCCGGTCACGGCCCCCGTCCCCGCCACCAGCATCTTAAAAAACTGACCGATGTGCTCATACATAATTCTTCCTCCTTTTATATGGTTTTGAAGGTGTGAAAAAGCCCTCGGGGGAGCCGAGGGCTTGGGTTGAAGTTATTCATAGTTGCTTTAAAAGAAATACACGGATACACCTTTTAAGCAGTACATCACTTCGCATGCGGATCATGCTTCCGATCGCTGTTGCCCCCAGATTTTCTATAACTTTATGGATAGGGTTAAAATCCGTGGACAAAGGCGACCGCTCCGCTTCTCCAGCATGATTCCGCCTTCTCCGTTGAAGCCCTTCATGTTAGGCCTTTCAAAGCAGCGTTTAATATGCCTCGCCAGTGATGACTTCATATTCATCCGAGGTGATTACGCCAAACGAAACATACTGTCTCAATTGAGACTTCTGTGCCCACTTCTTTTCATAGTAATACTTCAATCGTTCAAAATCGTTCTCGAACATCGTCTCCCGCTCCTTTCGATCAGCTATTTTCAAGCAACAGCAGCCGCAATTCAAGTCCCACGATTTGAGCGCCCTGCGCCTCGTTCTGCTGACGCAGCTCCAAAGCCTCCAGTTCCCGGGTTACCATCTCGCTACCTAAGCGATCCATTTCATTAGGCTCTACTGGTTGAGGTCTGGTTAGCTCCTCGATTTCCTCTGGGGTTAACCCTTCTACCCAAAGTATCGGCTGAGTCGGAGACTCCAGAACCGGCATGTCGCCGCGCTGCTCTTCCGGGAGTGCGTGCCACTTAGACAAGGCTTGTTGGAATGAATCTTGTGCTGCGCTTACGGCAGACTCGTATGCATTCCATGCTTCGAGATCGAAGCGCGGGCGGAACAAGCCCTGAGTCACTGGGATGCCGATGATGTAGCCGGAGATGTTGGATTCTGGTTCGCTGGATACTTCGCCTTCTAGTTGAGTTACGTTTTCTGTTGTCGTTAGCACATCTACTATTCCTTGTTGCATGTTGGAATAAAAAGGGACGACACCGGAAAAGGTATCATCCACTAGCGTGTCCTCTAAGTAGAGGCCATTAGTATTAACTTTAGGAACGGCTTTCATGTGGTGCCTCCTTTTAGTCTAGTGTGAACGGTGGTAAATTTAAGGACAACCAAGATGCTTCAGCAGATAATGCAGGGCCTACTACATAAGAGACAGAACCATCCGATGAAATTCTAATTCTGGTCACTTGTTCAGTAGACCCGTCGTAGCAAATTGTTACAAATGTAATACTTTGCTTTGGCCGATATCCTATTGGAAGGTAAAATATTGTGCTTGGGGAACCTTTTTTTATTAATCCTCTAAGGTATACAAAACCTTGGGAGTCTTTCATGTATTGAGCTGTAGTATATCCATAATAGTGCGTGCTATCTGTATAAGGAATCCATCCATTTATCAATGTCGGTGTTATCCAACCCGGCGTATCCCTATCCGCCTTCTTATTCATCAGCACCGATACAGCGGTCGCATTTTGCTGCACGGCGTCGGTCAGCTCTTGGAGCATCAACTTTTCGTTAGCTGCATAAGATCCAGTAAATGAAGCGCTGGGCAATTTATCCAACATCAGGTATGTGACAGAATATGCAGCGGATGCTTCGTATCGCTCTTTGTTCAGACTGGCCCATGCAGGCCCGTTAGATACCTCCAAAGCTGATCCCGGAGTCCGAAAGCCAGAACTATCAGCTGTAATTCTTACACCGTCTTTGTATAATCCGATAAATGTAGTCGCGCGATTTTTCAATGGATAGGTTGCACCGTTAAATGTGGCAACTCCATTACTCGCAACGGAAGCGGCGTTATTCTCCCGAATCACGATCCCCGATCCAACGTCGATCTGGTTTTCACCTTCATTAAATGTTACCATGCCCTCGGAAACGATAGGCTCAATCATCGGGGTAGCGAGTTGATACACGAGTTGGTATTCCGTATAGCCCTTCGCTGTAGCCGTCGGCAATGTAACGGTCCAATCCGAGCTATCCCCTTTTTTGTATTTGGTCAAATTTACCCAGGCCTTACCACCAGAACCGTTATAAACAGAAGAGGCATTACCTGTCGCGTCATACATCTTAAAGCCCATAAAATACGCCTTAATCTCGTCGACTGTCGGCGTGTAGTTGTCGCCCCAACCGCTGTCTGTGTTCGCCACAGTTACAGTCAAACTAACACCATTAGAATTTAAATATGCAGTATCTGGAGCAGATGCATTTGCGTCAATAGTCAATACTTTCCCATCGTACTTAGTCGCATATCCACTTCTACTTGCTCCACCAATTCCAGCACTGTCAACTTGCATATTAATCTTTTTAAACCCTATTGCATTGCCTACAGTTGGTTGTATATTGTTCGAAATAGTAAACATATTCCACTTCTTCAACTTGAAATACTGTCCGGCTTTCTCGAAAATTTCATCATCATTCGCACCCGTCACTGGATCGGCGTATAAGTCCGTTTGCAACGCGAGCATGGAGTCTTCGCGCGGTTTGAACGATTTGGCATCCCTATCGAGTGTAAGCATGGGATTTTTAAACGTAAAATCCTTTCCAATGTTCACGTCATTTAAGGCCACAATACGGGCAAACTTAGTTCCTTCAGGTATAACTACCTGTGTGTTTAACTCACCATTGGTGTTATTGACGTCATTGTAAAGGGTTTGTAGTATCGCTCCATTAGAATTGATTGCCTCAATTTTATAACGCGCGTCACGATACCCACTAAAGTAATAAGTCTCATTCACCTTTACGGGAATATCAACGTAGTTACTTCGCCCTGAGCCGCTAGGAGTTAGTTTCAACTCATAGGGACTAATAACCTTTGTCTCTCCGGAAAGTAGCACCCACTCATAGAATGGTGGCAACAAATTCTCCCCATACCGGATAGCATACGGATTACGGACAGGCTGAATACTATCCACGTACGGATACTTTGCGGCGACTTGTTCTGGTGTCATGCCGTCAAGTGCTGTGTATTCAGCAGCAGAAATCTCATAGACTCGAACTGAGTCTATATTATAGGTGCTTCCCACAGGGATATCACCCGAATTAGATATATCAAGCATAACCGAGTTGCGATCACCTAATTCCACTGCAGTAAGAATACGATATGCGAAACCTACGTTTCCAAAGTCAACATAATTACCCTTAACTCCGGGAATGGTATTTACCCCGTCTGTAAATCTCATATATAAATAACTGTTTGGTAAACTGTTTTTTATATATGAGATGGCAACTAGATTTGAATTTGGTCGAACCCCAAAAGGTGTTGTTCGAGCGTACACTTGGCCTTCCTTAATTTGGGTTATTTTTATAGAAGCTGTACCCGATTCCTTATAAGAGGTATCTAATGAAGCAGATGCAAAACTAGGTCGAGCAGACCAACCAGTTAGACTCTCGCATCCGCCATCCCGCCCCAACAAATTCACCAACGTCCGCCCCTTAATCCCACTCAACTTAAACGGCGCGCTCCGCTCCGCGTTCACGATCTGAAGCCCCGGCTGCAGCACGACTTCCCTGCGCTCTTCGGTATCCAGACGCTTTTCCAGTGCATTGATGGAGTCGCTGGTCTCACCCGCGAACCGATCTATGGCATCAGCGTTCTGATCAATATACTTCTCCAGATCGAAATACGTCGTGGACGGCGAGGTTCGATCGATTTTGTTCAATCCGATATTCGGCGTAACCGGATTCGTCATTTAGGCTCCTCCTCCCAACAATCTGTCTTGTGTCGTTGCTGATATTTCCTCAAACGTCATGCCCTCCACCTCGGCGATGGTAAGATAACGCAGGGCGTAATCAACCGCCATATGGGCGGGTTTGATCTCCTCAATGGCCGATTTCAAGTCACTTAAATTGGGCGGAATGCCCAGCGTATCTCGAAAATGAATCGTCACTTTATACTCCGCCGGCTGGACGGATACCTCGATGCTGCCCCGCTCATAGGCTTGCGCCACATTTTTGAGCATGCTGGCAGACACCTTCCCGCTCCCACGCATCTTCGAGATAATCACCGACCGCCGCTGTTCAATCGGCTTGGATAAGTTGACCGGGATGTTCAGGTCCTGCTCATACCTGGATAGCGCCCAGGTGGCGGTTTCAGGATAATACTGGTCCAACTGATCCTCCAGTTCTTGCGCCAGCTTATCCAACTCAGCTCCCTCGGCTCCGGCAATGGCTTTCATTTCCCGAACATCATGGTAAAAGGACGGCAAGTAACCCAACCAAGCTTCAGCTTTACTCATCGGACCGTCACCGTCCCCAGGACAGCTACCGCCTCCGGTTCGATCGGAATGCTGTCTGCTCCTCCGTTCACGGTCAATACCTCGTAGTCGATGACAGACGGAATATCCAAAATCACGTTGGCAATCCGATTATACCGGACCAACGGGTCGGACATGGCGAGGTCTTTCAGATACTGGCGTACGCCTTGTTCAATCGCTTCCTGCACACCATCCAAGCCAGCCCCATCGAGCAGCGTAACCTGCACTTCAATATGAATTGGCACTTCAGTCGCCCCCACAACGGTGACCACCGAACCGACGGGAGCCGCCCCTTCTCCCATGCCATCCATGGTCGGATCGATATGCTGCTGCACCGATTCCACTACGGAAGGCGTAGGCGAACGCATCTCGTTATCCAGCAGCACCACCTTGACCGTGCCGGGTCCGTCCCATAACGGAAAAGCCTTGGCCTTGCCGACCCCGGCTTTCTCCCTCGCCCATAACTCATACTGATTCCGGTTCCCGCTGGTCACGGGCCGGGAGATTTTTTCGCGGTATCGGTCATATAACGCTTCATCCGATTCGGTGTCTTCGCCAGGTACCCAGAGCTCCACCAGCTCGGCCTTTACCAAGCCTTCTACGTATTCCAGCGGAAGCAGCGAACCGAATCGACGGTTGCCTTCCTTCCCGCTTGTCTCGCATTCCAGCACGTACTGCCCTGCACCCAGCCGGGTCATAACTTTGTAATTCAGTGGATCCAATGAAAAACGGCTCCCTATAGCCACATCCACCGGGGCGCCGTTACTGCCCGAAAATTGCCCCAGCAGCTGTGCTTTTGTAGCCTGCTTTCGGGTCAGTCCCGACCAGGCAATGCTCCGATCCAAAAATTCGCCCGATGCCGTAGCAGCAAATTTCAGGTTCATGGAATACTCCAATTCCACGTACATCTGGGCAAGCTCAGCCGCGGAAGGCGCCAACGCATCGTAGATGATGCTGCCCTCTCTTTTGTCCATGCCATCCGGGATGCGATCCAGCATCCGCTCCAGAATGGCTTCATACGTCTGTTCCTCAACCATCCTCCCTCACCTCCTTGGTCATACTGTAAGTGCCATACACACTTCGGACCGTAAACTCTGCCATGGCCAACTCGCCAGTAAACGTAATATTCATGTCATCCACCGACAACACGCGATCATCCTGCAGCAGCGCTTCCTTGATGTGCCGTTCGATTTCAGCATAGGCCCACAGCGGGTCACGGCCAATGACGGAGTCCAACTCCTGCCCATAATTGCTGCTGTAGATCAAATGTTCAAAACGGCGCGTCTGAAGGATTTTGACGACTGCCTGTTTCACGGCCTCAAGACCGTCAATGTGACCAGATATCGTACCTTCCTCCAGGTTCAAGTTATACGTTAGGCTGGGCTGCTCCAGTGTTTCCATGATCTCGCTACCCGGTTGCAGCGTTCCTCCCTGCGGAATCATGACGGCTTCACCAACCGATCCAGCACGAGATACGTTTGCCCGCCCTGGTAACGAATGAGCAGCACCGTGTCTCCCGTTTCCAGCCCTTTTCGAATCACATATTCCGCGCCGCCAATGTTCAGCTTGTACTCGGTCATCGACTCTCCGATAACTAAAAAATCCTCCGTCAGGCTGAAACGCTGATCCACGTTCACCTCCAGAGGATGGATTGATGTGACTGTGCCATACAGCACCGCCATCGGGTTTGTGCTACCCACGGCGCTAAGACTGGCTTTTTTGATAATATCCAGCATCCCTGCTTACACCACCTTCATATTCAGCGACATCGTGTGCGTACCGTCCGAGAATTTATGCGTACACTCATCGATGAGATACGGCTTCAAGCCTTCTTCCGGCAGATTCACATAGATCGTGTTTCCGGCACGGACCCGTAAATCCCCGATAGCCTCGATGGACAGCGTCTGCTGCTCCCTGTTCTTCAGCTCCAGCAAATTTTGCGCTAACTGCTTCAACTGAGCGGGATTCATGTTCTCGTCAGCGACTTCGTATAACTGGAGCAGGCCCCACTGGGCAATGTTTTGTCCGTGCTGATATAGGTAAACGTCCCGCTTGCCCGTCTGCTTGTTGTCCCGCACGACTTTGATGCGGTTGTACGTCTCGTTGTCGATGCTTTTTTTATATGAAAAATCCGTCATGAGGCTGTCTTCTCCCACTGCAAGCATGAGCAGCATGTCGTTGATGTTGGTCAACGTCAGTTCGCCATACCGGTCGTAAAACATATAGTACTGCTTGGTCGCGATCAACGTGGAATCCAGGGCCTTACAGATGATATCGATCAATTTCTTGTCCGCTTCCAGCATGGCAGGGATCGTATGGCCCGTATCGGCCAGCGTTCCTGTCTTCAGATTGAAATCCTTGGCGATCTTCCGGATGATATCCTCCACCTTGGCATTCGTGAACCGGTAGGTGTCGTTGCTGGACATATAGCGCAGCTGATCGTAAGCCATCACCTTAACCTGGGCGTCCATGCCCCACTCTTTGGAAAAAACATACCCATAAAACAGATCCTTGTTATCCTTGCGGAAGCGCACAATGTCGCCGTTCTCCACTTCGAATGCCTTGCTCTGCGCCAGGCCATCGTTCACATAGTTGATATCCAGACTTGCCGGCTTCGCCTGACGGCTTGTTTTCCATGTGATGTCGGTTACGATCTGTCCCAAATCCCACACGCTTCCGTTCTTGCGGTCAATCATCAGTTCGATCACGATGCCACCTCTTTAGGGAATTTTCAGAACCCGGCCGACGGCCAGCTTCCGGACCTCATGGTCCTTGATTCCATTCAGTTTTTGGATGTCCGCATGACGGGAACCGCTGTCGAGCAGCTTTTGGGCAATACTCCACAAGGTGTCGCCTTTGGCAACCGTATAGGAGGTTGGTTTTTTGCGGTCATCCGGCCTGTCTTTGGTTTTCACCGCAGCGGCCTTTTTCTCCTTAACCGGCATAACCTTGCGTGCCCCATAGAACACATAGCGCTTAAGCGTGATCGAGAACTCGATATCTTCCGGCGATCCGGACATCGTATTCCAATTGAAACTTTCGATGGAGGCCGCCATGTTGATGCCAAAAGACTTCATCGCCCGCACCACATTCTTGCCATCCGTACCGCTCAGCGGATCGGGAACAAGCCCCGTCATGACAAAGCGCACAGGCCTTCGAGACTCCATCCAGCCTTTAATGGTATTTACGTATTCAATCGGAAGCTTCAGCTTCTTATCAGACCCTAGATGGACAAAGGGATACACTCTCCCCGGAAAAAAGCTTTCAAATGAAATCTCCGTCAGCTTTGGATGCAGAATCGCATTCACTTCGCCAAGCCCCGCGACCGTATAGGATTTGCCTTCACCGCTATCCTTGACGTCAATCCGCTCAGGATTCACCGGAAATCGAAAAACCTCCTCCTGGTTATTGAAGCTCAGAAAAAATCCGTAATCGCTCATGCTACAAGTACACCCCCTCGGCACTGGACACAAACTGCTCCTCCAGCGTCCGGTTAATTCTCGACATGATCGTATCCAGATCGGCCCCGGAATTTATATCTCCCGTCGTCATCTGCACGGTCGGCGTCAGGGTGATCATATTGCTGATCGCATTCACTTCGGCCAGATCGCGCATCACTTTTAGATCCTCGCTTGCCACGTCAACCGAGTTATCCACTTTACCAATGGAATCGATGCTGCCGCCCGCAGGGGCTACCGGGATTGGCGCAGTTGGCATGGCGGGCATGGACGGGGTTGGGGTGGTTTTCGGAACGGTAACATCGTATCCGGTTTTGCCGGTGTTGTATTGTTTTAAAAGATCCTCGTTGTTCTTGCCCAAGCTCTTATCCGGCATGAATTTATCCTTGAAGGTATCCATTGAAAAATCTTCTATCGCTTTCTGTCCCGTATCCTTAAAATTCGTAAAGTCTGCTTTATACTCGATCTCTGCAATCTGCTTAGTGTCCACGCCAAGGACTTTGCCAAAAAATCCCGCTACCGCGTTCACACCTTTAATGATCCCGTTAATGACGGAAATGACGGTGTTGACCGTGTTTTGCGCCAGATCGACGATGAAGCCGAATACGTTGCTAAAGACCTTTTTTAGTCCTTGTGTAACTACACTCCAAACACCGAATGCTGAAATCACGGCGATAATTAAGGCAATTAAGAACATAAGTGGATTCGCGTTAATAATCATATTAAGAATTCTCATCGCTCCGGCTTGGATGCTGGTTGCTGCCGTTAATAGATTTGTCTTCATAGCTGCAACTAGTTGAGCGGCTCCATAGCCTAAAGCAACGATTCTGCTAGTAATTAGTCCAATATTGAGAATTCCTAGTAATACAGCTGCAAACGTAATGATAGGCAATAACCCCATAAATATGCTGATAACATTCCAGATTGCCACTCCAACGCCAGAGATCGCACCTTTAATAAATTCCCATGCCGGTGGTACCAGCTCAGCAATCCACATAAACACTTGGACCAATACAGATAACCCAATGGTTAAAGCATCAATGAATGGCTGAAAAGCTCCCGACTCCAATGCTACACTTATCATTTCCATTAACGGAATAATGGCTGCCAAAGCTCCAGTTCCAATCTGAACAAACGAGTTATCCACTAGTCCTAGCAGCTTCTGCCACTTGTTAACGGGAGAATCCATCATTGAGGCTAATGATTCTTGCGTCATGCCGGATTTTTGAAGCAGCTTATCCATGGATGAGAGAAGCGCAGTAAAATTGCCCTTAGATGAGATAATTTCCGCATTGAAGCTTTTGATTTGCGCATCAGGAATATTAAAATTTTTCGCTAAAGAACTAGTATCTCCGCGCATTGCACTCATAATTGCCTCTGTTGCATCTTTAGAACTCTTGTTTCCTGACGACATCATGCTCATTCGATCGGCAAAGCCAGTAAGCTGCGTGAGTTGATCCGAATTTTTGGTTATAGACATAAACGAGAGTGCGTTTTCTAGAGATTGATTTACATCCGTTCCCGTTTTCAGCGCATTATTCTTGAATGTCTGAAACATCGCAGTGCCCACTTCCGCATTACCTGCTTTTACTTTAAATAGATCTTCAAGTTTCTGTTCCTGAGCAGCAGGAGCGATAGTCGTCTTGACGACAATTTCTCCCGCTTTATATGCCGATTTGGCAAATTTGAAGGCTTTGCTGAGGGCACTCGCTTTCTTTTCGCCTTCCCCCATTTTTTGATTCATTTGTTCGATGCCATCCACGACTTTTTCGGTCATTTGAAGCATTTTTTCTTTATACGAGACAGATTTTGCCGTTGTACGCGTTAATTTTTCTTGCTCTTCCTTCGCCTTAGTGATCTGTTTGACAACCTGTTCGTATCCCTTTTCAAACTGCAGCCATTGACCAACCAACACATCATTGGCCATGTTGTTAAAGTACGACAACGCATCCTTTACACTCGCCATTCCTTCACCCCCTTCTTCTACAACCTATCTCCGCTTCCGGACTCGCTCCAGCTTCTCCTTCTCCACCCGCATCGAGATCATGGCATAGATGGCGGCCCGTTCCCGGACCGACATCGCCATGAGCTGGTGAGGAAGGATGTGCAATTCGTGGAGGGCGTAGTACGCATAGTTCGCGTCACCGTCGCCCTCTTTGATCAGTTTTTTACGTCATCCACCAGTTCGTTCATATCCCGGTCAAAACCGTTCAGGGCTTGCACCCGCTCGCCAAGCGCGGCGAACTCGCCGGGCAGCAGCATTTTGCGGAGCAGTGATTCTGCACCGAGTACGCCGTAGGATTTTTGCAGCTCGCTGTTTTTCAAATCCGGGTAAATGACACTCGATACCATCAGCTTCGCCATATAGTCGTTCGGGTCGATTTCCGGCGTGAAGACGCCGTTCTTGCCCTTGACCTTACGCGTAGCCGCTTTACGGCACTCCTGGTTCTCTTCCTCCGTGATGCTGCGCAGCTTCCAAGGCACAGGGCTCCCTCCCGCGTTCTTAAAACGAACAGAGACCACGAATTCCTCCGTGATCTCCGCAGACGACTGCCCAGCAAAAAACATGCTAAAATCGCTCATATTCCTTCCTCCTCAATTATGTTAAGTATTTAGGCCAATGGGTTAAACGGCGTCTCAATCCGCACATTCTCAAACGTGAAGGCTACTTCTTCCTCCAATGCCTCCGCTTCAGTATCCAGGGAAGCCATAATCACGCTGTCCAGGTTAACCCCTTCCAAAATCACCGTCTGACGTCCCGTGGTCGATCCCGGATCCTCGTTGCGCACTTCGATCATGAAGTAGGCGTCTTTGCCGGTCTGAATATATTCCATCATCAGCTCGCGGAACAGCGTGGTCACATAGTAAATGGTCATCGTGCCGCTGCCCTTCCAGCCAATGGCTTTATGCTGTACGGCACGTTGGCCCATCGTTTTCAGCTCGGCTTTTTCCTTCTCCACCGTAGCTTCCAGTGTTTTAATGTAGAACATTTCCTCCATACGATCGCCAATTTTGACAAATGCCTTGCCCTCTTGCCCCGAAATCGTGTCGCTTGCCCGTAAAAATGCCATCTTAGACCACCTTCACTTTCATGTATACTTTTTCAATCGCATCCACCGGCTGTACCTTGATATCCACAAACAGCACATCGCCTTCCGTGCCCGGCGTCACCACAATATCTTCGTTCGCATCGAAATTCTGGATAGCCCCGATGTTCTGCAAAGACGCAAAATACGCCGCGCTTTCCGCCCAAAACAGCGTCCGGCCATCCACATTGTTGTCTACCTTCCCGATATAGGACTTCTCAAAAATCAGCTTCAAATCATTCGCAATGCCATCCAGCACACGGACCACACGGTTTTTGGAAAAATGGCGCGCTTTGGCCGGCTCAATCGATGTAAAGCTGTTAATATCCTGCTCGACCACGGCCTTGCCGCCGCTGTAGCTGAACAGGAACTCGCCCTTCGTCAGCGCTTCTTCAATCTCCGTATGGCTCAAGCGAACATCGGTATCCACCGCTTCATCGTAAGCCGCATACGTCAAGGATTCGTTAACCGCTGCCGCAGCAGTGGCTCCTGTGACCCAAGCCACCGCCTTCACCTTGTCTACTATGGTGCCGTCGGTGAGAACAACGCCATTTTTCACGGAGATGATTCCTTCATAATCCGCAGTTGGATAGTCGGACAATACAGCTTGGACCTTCTTGCCTTCCTGCTCGCGAAGCCGCTTGACGAAAGCGGTATACAAGGACTTGAGCGTGGGGTCCGCAGACAACAGGCCAACGGTCTGGAAGTCTTGGACCTCAAGCGCGGCAAGGAAGTCCACATGCTCCTGGTTCGTCACGGTGCCGTTAGCGCCGCCAGTCAGAGCAAATCCTGCTGTAGCCGCCAAATCGCCGGTATCCGGTGCGAAGGTTACGTACAGGTTCGGCTGCAGTTCTGCCGCACTCGCTACTAGCTGCTTGTCCACAACTTTGCCGCTCAGCAGCGTGCTGACCACAAACTTGCCGGGATCATCCACCGCGTTCTCAACAACGATTTGGATGTCATTCCCACGCTCTCCGCCGTAAAGAGCGGTTGCTTTCAGTCCGGCCACAGATCCGGCCGCCTGTACGCCACTGTTCAAGCGGTACAACAGAAGTGTGCCAGCACGCTTGAGGGTTTCTTTTACCGAAAGCAGCTGCGGTGCCGTGATATCATAACCCAGCACCTCAACCAGATTGGTACCTGGTTTGATCGTCAGAATCTTTTGCGGTTCTCCCCATGGAAGGGACAAGCCCAGTGCGGCAATCCCCCTTTCACCTACGCGCCCGATCGGCTGCTCCTGCGATGAGATTTGGGTGTAAACGCCTGGTCTTACTTTGTTGGGTGTTGTCCATGTTCCTCCGGCCATTTAGATGACCTCCTTTTTCAAAAATGTAGTAAGTTGCTCTTTCGCTTGCTGAACGGTGTACGTTTTGCCCTCTTCGAGAATGGCGCTCAGCACATCCTTCTCGCGATTAGTGAATTGATTGGATCGTGCCAGCTGGTGTTTGTTGAACGTCGGTGCTGTTTCTTTTTTACTCATTTCAATCCGCCTCCCTGTTTCAATGTTTGCATCTTGCTTTCCGTTTCGACCTGATCGGTCGTGAGCTGAATGACATACTCTGCGCGAAAAAATCCTTCCCCTGATGTCCCATCATTCCCCGTTGGTCGCTCCCACGCCACTGATGAGGCGCGGCAAGGACGGCCTTCGACATCAAGGGATGTCAGGCATTCCAGCATCTCGTCCATGATCGTTGCCACCGACTTCCCTTCCACTGGTACGTAAGAGATGCGGAAACGAAAACGAGCCGCATATCGACTTGTCGATATCGGCTCGAACTCGGCTAGGGTTAGCTCTGTTTGGAAGTATGGGGCTGGAGGTAGTGGAGCGGCATCCTCTTTGGAGATGGAGGAGTTACCGGGGAAGGATCTTGCTAGTTTAGTTACCAATGGATTGTATATTTGTTGGGTAGTCATGAGCGAGTCCTTTCAGTGATATAAGCTACAGTCGAGCAATTTTTATTGAAGTAATTCGACGCCATTACATTATAGAAGAGCAGGAGATTTTCAATCCTCAGTTCTTTAAACAAATTACACCCTATGCGCTTACTCCTTGGATTCCTCAACGTGCTTGATGTGCATCATATCTTTCGTCCTTGTGAAGGTCCTCAGTTATTATCAACGCCTCTTTGATTAGGATACAACCGTTTGAGGCAATGCTTACCCTGTCGCTTCCTTTGCCACTTCCCCTTTAAACGATTGATCTTCCCCTCTACTCCATAATTTGTTCGTATTCTTCCGATGTGATCATCCTCGCCACTACAAACATCTTCAAGGCTTCTATTGTGTAAGCTGGATGTCCGTTATCATAGAATCGCTTGATGACCGAATACCACACTATTGTGTCCCTCCTTTCAAGATCGCCACCTCAAGCAACAGATTCCCCACCATATCCTCCAAGGAGGCAATGATTGTCTTGTCGTTGGTGCTCTCCAAAACGATATTTCTGAAGGTCAGGTTCAATTCCTCGATCTCTTCTGTCAAAGGTCTACGATACACTGGTGGCTCTTCCGATGCGTTTGGGTCGTTATAGGAAAATTCGATATCGCCGGTTTGCGGATTAAATCGCCAGTCCTTTGCTCTTTTGAAATCTTCCGAGTATTGCCCATGTTCGAGTGTCGTCATCTCGATAGCATCCGGATCGTACGGTTTTAATTCTATATAGACTTCGAAATCTTCCTCTTTCGTAGATTCTATGCCTGCGGGCATTTCGTTACGATGTGCCACGATATTCCCAGTAGACTTCACCCAAAAGAAGCGCCTACCGAGGGGTTCAATGGTTTTCATTTGCAGTACCTCCTCGTTTAAGTTCCAAAAATCGTGCAGTCGAGAGTGTAATTTCCGGCTTCAGTGTAGTAAGTTAAGTTCACATAAACCGAATTTTCGCCGAACGTTACATCGGTTAGATGCACTGAACTCGTGGTGTCGTTGTAACGCCCCCCTTGTACAGGAGCTAATTTAACAACTTGCAAAGAAGAATTTAAATAAGCTCCTATATATCCCGCCCCAAAATATGCTGATCCTCCACTGGAAGACCAGGCCCTTGGATTTACTCTACACATAATCATCATGGGTTTTAGGGGTAAGTTCGCAATCGTTCCAGCGGCAGTATTAAGACTGGCTGTAGCAATTTTAACGTCCGTCTTAATCTGAGATATTTTATTCGCTAATACCGCAAACTCGTCGCTACCTGATGCTGTTACTCCCTTGCCGCTAATGGCGGTAGCGATCGCCTGTTTCCCGTTAGCGACATAGGTAAAAAGCTCCGGTGACCATGCACTCCAGCCTGAGCCATTGTTGGTTCTTTGCTGATAGGAATTATTAAATAAATCCATAGCTATTTGTTTAATATGCGACCCGCTCATTGCAATCACTTCGATATACCACCAAGCCCCAACAGCAGTTGTAGGAGCATTTACTATGTTTTCTCCAGCATAAAATCCAGTAGATACGATGGAGTTTAAATTCTGATTACTAATGTTAAGAGTTACGCCATTGTCATTTGTGACCCTATTTTTCTGCCACTGCTTTGCATCCACATAGTTTTTTGCATTTGTTTCTGCTGCACTTGCCTTTACTTGTGCCGCATCTGCTGCTGTTACGCCTTCACTTCCCCGATCATAAGCCGCCTTCACCGCCTTCTCCGTAGCCGCCACATTCTCCCGCGTACCATTCGTGGCGCTGGATAGCTGCACGATCCCCTTCTCTGTCAACGAAGCTTCCGGAATATCCACATCAATATTTCCGAGATCCTCCCGGACCTGTCCCACAGCCTCATCAACCTTATCCCAGTTCTCATTCAGCATCGTCTCGATGTTAAAGGTCTCATTGCCATCCACCATCGGGTCTTTCTTTAACAGTCCTAAATTCGGTGTGTTACTGGACAACTCAAACACCTCCTGCAAATTTGTTTAACGGCGTCTGCCCCAGCTCGCCCAAAGTCATCACGTCATGTATATCGCGTATGAGCAAGTAGTTGAACGCATACGCCACCGCCAGATGCGCCGGCTTGATCTCCTCGATCGCAGACTTCAGATCCTCCAGATTCGGCGGGATGCCGAGCGTATCCACGAATTTAACCGTGAAGCCCCATTCCTCGGGCTGAAAAGATACCTCGACCGTGCCGCCATCGTAAGCTTCCGCCACATTTTTCACGAGCGCTCCTGAGAAGGTTCCCGCACCACGCAGCTTGGACTCCAGCACCGCCCGCCGCTGCTCGATCGGCTTGTTCCGGTCGGTGGGAATGCCAAGCTCCATTTCCCAGCGCTCCAGGCCCCAGGTTGCTGTACGGACAAAAAACTGGTCTGCGGTTGAGTTCAGCGCTTGGTAAAGCGCGTCCAGTTCGCTGCCCTTGGCATCCATATCGGATTGCATGACGCGGGAAGTCTCGTAATAGGCCGGAAGATAAGAAAACAGCTCGCGACCGCGCAAGCTGTTCATTCGGGTATTATTCACTTACGCTCACCGTCCCGAGCACCGCGACCTGACCGGAGCCAATTTCAATGTTTTGCTGCTCGGTATGGCCGTTAATCGTCAAATCCGAGTAGTCGACGATAATCGGAATATCCAGCAGTACGGCGGCAATACGAGTGTATCTTACCAACGGATCTTTCCTGTTAAAAGCAATCTGCTGTAAATACGTCCGAACGCCATCCTCGATCAGCTTCCGAATTTCGTCCATCGTCGAAGGCTGCTCCTGCGTACGCTGCACTTTGACGGAGATATCAATCGGAACCTCCGCCGCTGGCATCACGGTAATAACGGGACCCGCCGGGGCTACGCCTTCTCCCTGTCCATCCTGCGACGGGTCAATGTGCTGCTGAACGGCATCCACGATATCCGGGCTTGCCGCACGCTTGTCCGTATCCAGTAGATACAGCCCAACGGTGCCGGGCCCTTTCCACAACGGCGCCACTTCCACGCCGCCAACGCCGGCAATCTCATTGGCCCACTGCATGTACTGCGCTTTGTTGCCGCTCGTTCCCTGACTTCGGACTTTCGCGTAAAAACGCTCCAGAAGCGACTGATCGCTTTCGGTATCCGTCCCGCTCCGCGTCGGTTCCGGGTTCGTAACCGATGTTACGCCGCTGACCGACGTCATCATAAGCTGAATGACGCCTGCAGGAACATTCCCGCTGCTGCCCGGCGTAACGGCACGGATTGGCGCCGTGCCGACACCCATGTCATTCAGCGTCACACCTGATGTGGTCACATACTCCACGGAGGATTCCCCGGAGCCCTCATCTGCTGGCGTAGCTACGTAGGTTCCGGCTGGCACGGTCGTCCCCGGCTTTCCCGTAAACACAACGATGCCGGACGATGCGACCGCTTCCCGCCGGGTAATCCCATGCTCTGCCGTCCTCAGATCGAGTTCGGCAGACCGGATATCCGGATGATCGCTAGCAGCAGTACTCGCAAAGCCACGACGCAGCAGCTCCTGTGCCCACAAGGCTGCTTCGGACAGCATAAAGGCAACCGGCGCCTGCGCATCCCAAATAAAAGAGCCCTCCGACTTGTCGATGTCCGAAGGCACTTTGTTCAGCATGCGGTTCATAATGTTCTCTTCCGTCTGATCCAACAAATACAACGGCAAATCTGCCATCAGATCACCACGCTTTCTATGATTTCCGTCTCATCCCGGACGCTCGTAATGCGGCAGCTGAAACGGCAGGCTTCTCCTTCCCAGGTAAAAAGAAATTGATCCACGCTCTCCGTCCGCGCGTCCGCCAGCAGCGCCTCGGTTACCATGCGCTGAATTTCGCTCTCTTGCAGAGATCGGTCGTAGCCTTTGCCCACCAGCTCCTCCAGCTCGCTGCCGTAATCGGGCGTATAGATCAAATGGCGGTAACGCGGCGTACGGATCGCTTTTTCGCACCAGATGACCCAGGCTTCCTTCTCATCCGCAACCGGAATCTTCCGGGTGGGAGTCATCACGAACTCGCCGGCTTCAAAATCATACCGCCAGCTCCGTCCAAAAACGGCTCCTTCACCCTCCAGTACCTCCGGATCCGTGGCATCCGTCCAAACCATATCCTCGTTTTCGGGAAACAAATTAGCCACCGCTGCTCACCACCTTGCATACAACCACCACGTCATTGCCGCTGTTGACCCGAACGGCCAGCACGCGGTCCCCCGGTTTCAAGCCTTTTCCTAGCTCAAAAAGGGTATCTTCGACTTCATTTTCTTCCACATCAAATGTCATTTCCTGCGGCTGTCCTCCCAAAGTGGCGGTACCAGCAGCCGTATAACGGGGCAAGGACAGCATTCCTGGCAGCTCCGCCACCATATAGTCCTGCAGCTCATGCTTGAAATCATCCAGCTTAAGTCCCGTCGAGGTTATCGTGCCGAGCACGGCCCCTACGCCGCCCATGGCTTGACGGGTTTGCTTGTTCAATGAGGCATATAGGGAGGATGCCAATTGTCCATAGGGGTCTTTATTCAAGGTAAAACCTCCTTTTTACATCGTCATAACTCCCCAGCTCCAGCATCATGCTCCCGGGGTTTCCCAGCTCCCGGCTGACGGAAATCACGAGCAGCTTCATCGAGCCCAGCATGACCGCATCTCCGGCACGGATCGTATTGACATCAGGTGCATTCAGGGAGATCGTCTCCCGAATCCCCCTCAGTTTGCTTCGGGCCAGCTGGCGGGCAGCCGCAGGCGACTTCACTTCATCATCCTGAATGATCGCTTGGAGTTGGCCGTATTTGGCGATATCCTTCTCCTCGATGGCCATTACCTTGGAAGGAACCTCTTGCCCGGTCTCGCTGGCGGCTGTCGCCAGCACCTTGACCTTGGTCGCCGCGCCCTCCAAAGTCCGCGATTGCGTGGTATCCGTGATAGCCTCCAAGATGTAAACCTCTTTGTTCGTTCCCAACTCATACAGCTCAAGACCTGAAGAGATCATCCGCGGATGATACAGCTTGCCGCCGGCTTTGGCCGTCTCCCGCAAATCAGCGAACATGCTGGCATAAATCGACTGCGTCCGATAAACGGAACGCCCCAGATGCTTCTCGGTATCGGGCAAAACGGCTATTTTCAGGTTCCAGTCCGCCGCATACTTTTTGAACCGCTGGGTGGCGGTCTGCTTCGCCGGAAACAGATATTCATCCTCCGACTTGTCGAGGTATACCGTCCGATCGTACAGCGTGAGGGTCATTCGCTTCACCCCATTGTTGGAGGTTTCCACTTCCCACACGACAGCCGGGTGCAGCAGGGGGACATAATCTTTTTTACCGTATGGAATTCCGCTGATCCGGATCGCCATTCCCGGCGAAATCGGCGGCATATCCGGCGTGACAACCAGATTGACGGTTCCCTGGTAAGCGACTTGTTCAAGCGAATCCCGCAGGTTGATAGCTTCCACCAACGGAGACAGATCGTATTGATCCTGCAAAATCACTTTGTAACTCATGACAGCACCAGCTTCTGGCCGGGTTTGATGGCGTTCGGATCTTTGCCGATCGTCTTCTGATTCAGCTTGTAGATCTGGTTCCATTTCGAGCTGTCCCCGAGCTCCAGTTTGGCGATTTTGGAGAGTGAGTCCCCTGACTTAACGGTGTACGTCTTGTTCTTTTCCTTCATGTCGGCCCGGGGCTTTTTATTTGTTCCAGATGCCCCGCTGCTGCCTGCGGTTTTGGCCACCTTCATGTCGCTCCATGTCCGGAGCGTGATGTCAAAATATACGTCTCCAACTTCCCCGCCCCGGAACGTGGACTGATGGGAGGCGACATACACCGGCACGTTCACCGCCGTCTTGGTAATGACAAATTGCAGCGGCGTTTTATATGCCAGAAACTCGTTAAGTTTATTCATCGCGGTTTGCGGTTTAATATGATCTCTCTCATGGCCTTTACAAAAAGCTGCATCATACTCTTGCGGGAAAAAGGAAGAGAACGATATCTCTTTAATCCGATTCCCTTGCGGAAAATCAAACTCTCCATAGTTGAGAATCGTGGCCGTTTCCAGTCCCTTTTGCCTTGAAATGGTTACCTCTTCCGGATTAACCGGGAATCGGAATGTCATGCCTTTGCCGTTCTTCAAAATAAACTCCACCTTGGGCCCCTCCTTTCTGTATGGATGCCTTCGGACCGACTTCATAATTGCCGTTAACCATTATCTTCAATAGGCCATCGGAGTCGGCTTCCGGTTCTGGGCTGCTTTGCTGAATTCGGCTCTCAGCCGCTGCCCGATCAGAAGAATCAATCCTTCTACATCGATCGGGTGCTCCTCATGCACCGTTACCTGCACCGCGCCTGAAGGTAGATTGTAATTCACGGTTGTCTCCGTTTTGAAATCCATCAGCAGGCCGGATATCGTGCTCATCTGCTCCGGGCTGATCTGAACGGATTGCGGGGACGTCGGCTTCCCTGCAAAAGCTTGGTTTTGCGCTGCACTCGCAGGTGGACCCAAAATACTCATGCTTGTAGCATGGCTAGGCGGCACATACGGGCCGTATGTCGGGTTCAATGCTGGATTCGGCAGCAGCGGCTTGCTGAAATCAGCCGGCGCTGGTTTCGGAATAATGGGAGCCGGAAGGGCAGCGGCACTCGAAGGGGGTTCCTTCGGTTGAGCAGCTTCCTTGTCTTTTTTCCCGAAGGAAAACGTTTTGGAGAACCATTTCGACACCGTCTCCTTAGCCTCGTTGAATTTATCACCGATACCGGTAATGGCGCCGCCCACCTTCTCGCCAATAAAGCTTCCTACGGTGCCGCCGAGCGTTGAGCCGATCATCGTACCTGCAACTGGAATCACGGAGCCAACGATGCCGCCGATCGTGCTTCCGATGCCGCCGCCGACGGTAGAGCCTATCGCTTGGTTTCGTTCCTTCCCAGGCTTAGCGGTAGCGATTGCGGTCGCATCGGCTATATAACTTAATGGGCCAAGGGCGCGTTTGCCAAGCCCCTTCATTAAGCCGGAGCCTAGGCCGCTTTTGCCGGCATTTTTCACTGCATTTGCTCCAGTGCTACCGTCAGCTGCCTGTTTTACTGCATCTGATCCTGCACCCGTCTTGGCAACGCTCGCCGCGCCTCCGGATACGATGCCGCTGGAAGCGCCGCCGCCAAACATTCCTTTTGTGATACCCACGGCATCCTTGAGTAGTTGCACAGCTCCCTTCCCCGTGTTGCCTAAAGTTTCTATAAAATCTCCCGCTGTTTCCGCTTTGTTAAACGCCTTGCCCCACTTCGTTAGAGGCTTATTGGCTGGTTCCGACTTGGGAGCAGCCGTCGTGCTTTGATTGGAGTTGGATCCACGGCCGCCTCCCCTTCTGACCCCATTGGGCCTAGGAGCCGTCCTGGGGGCAGGTTCAGGGCCCGGTTTATCTTTACCCCATGCTTCGCGCATCTTTGTTCCTTTTCCATATAGTTGGCCCCCATTTTTCATGGTGGCGCCTACGGTGATAACACCGCCTAAAATGCCTAGAGCAGTATCCCATCCCGATTTTTTACCGCTCCCGCCGCCTCCAAGCTGAAGCGATCCAAGCGCATCCGTAAGCTTATCCACCGCAATCGTATTCGCATTCAGCGCAGCGATCATCGGAGAAAAATCAAGCCCTGCCGCCCGCACATCCACCTGAACGCTCGCCTCGATCTGCTTCTGCACGCTCAGGTTTAGATTCGTTTCGATCTGCTTCTGCACATTCAGCTTCACATTCGCTGAAGCTTGGATGACTTGCGACTTCACCCGCTGCATTTTGGCGAGCAGGTTGTCCAGCCCCTTCGAGGCGCTGTCCTTCAGCACGATTTCAGGCGCCATGCGGGTACGTCCGATACGCATGACGCGTCCTTGGATCCGCTCAAAATAACGCTCCATCGCCCGCAGCTCGCGGTTGGCCTTGATCACGTTTTTCGGATCGATGACCAGATTCATGCGGTAGTTCATGGCTTCAGCCATTTCGTTTCACCTCCTGTTCACTTCAAACTCTGACCGGCCATGCCCTCGATCTCCTCCTGGGAGAAAGCGAGCAGCAGCAGACGCTCGCCTCGCGGGAGCCGCCAAAAATCTCCGGGACGAAGGTGATGCCGGACCCACAGATGATACAGCATCGTCGTCATTCCCCCGGAGCCGATCAGTTTTTTAGGTCAGCAATCTCAACCCCGAAACCGGACAGCTCCAGTACTTTATCGCCTACGGCATCCAGCTCTCCGGCCAGCAGCATGCGTCGAACCGCCTGCTCTCCGCCCGACAGCTTCAAGCGGCTTGTAATCCGCGGATCGCCCCAGCCGCTAAGCGTCAAGCCCTTCACCGACAGACTGCTCGTCGCTTCGGAAATGAGCAGCGCATTAAAGGTTTCGGTATCCACCTTTTCATCCACCGCGCCCTTTACCGTACGGCGAACCGTGCAGCGTTCGCGGATGCTGTCCACCTTGCTTGAAGTCAACCCTTGCAGCACCATCTGCATATCCAGGCGCTTAATCCGTACCGTTTCCTCCGGAAGCTTCTCGGCTGCTTCAAACAGACTGTCTAAAATTTGCTCTTCGCTCATGTTCTCGTGCAAGCTCATGCGTAATATCTCCTTTACTCATAAAATAGTAGCCCCCAACTCAGCAGACGACGTTCACCCGAATCAGGCACGCCCTGCCGGGGAACGCTGCCTGCTAGTTTGGTGCGCTCAAGCCGTGTTTAAGGTAAATAGCCCTTAATCCCCCTGAATCGGATCCAACAGCTCGTACCCCTCAAAGGTAAACGAGGTTTCCTCCTGCACTTCCTCGCCCGCCGTCCAGTTGGCCAGCTGGATTTTGTCCGGCATGCAGCGGATCAGGCGAACGCGCTCATGGCCGTAGGATTCGGGATCGTCCAGCTTGGAGATGATATCGAATTTGGTGAAGCCGCGGGAAATCATATCCGAAGTGACCTTGTACCCGCTCATTGTGCCGGTTCCTTTTTTGCTGCCGTTTTTGTGCACCGTCCAGTCGTTGCCGACCAGCTTCAGCTCGCGCTTCTCCAATTCCACGCTGGCTTCCAGCTTATTAATGTGCGTCTGCCAAACCCCGTCGATATATGCCTGGCCGTATGTCCCCATAATGACTCTTGAAGCATCCAACATATTAAGTTCCTCCTCGATTTCGTTAAGTTTTTAAGAAAAACGTTTATGGACGTGCATCCACAGAAGGCAATTCGGTTCTCATCTTAAATGTACTGATCACTCTTCTCGTTATTGCACGTAAAACGTACCGAACAGCTGCTCCATCACGTCGGTCAGCTTCACGTTCCACTGCAGGAAGACCTGGTCCGGCTCCGGCGCGTTTACGGCGGAATCGCCGTAGTAGGCCGGATCGAGAATGACGTCATAACCGTCCGGCTCGATGACATTGCTCAGCGACAACGTAGCGAGATATTCCTTCACGGCGCCGATCAGCGCGAGTCGGCCTTCCTCGGTATTGTTCACCTTGCCGATGTAGGTCTGTTCCGCGGCCAGCTGCAAATCCGCATGGATCGCATCCATCACGCGGATGGAACGGATTTTTTTCCAGGCATTGTTTTGGCCTTCCGCCGGATTCACCAGCGTGTTGATGCCGCGCAGCGCCTTCACCTGACGACCGTCGTAGAACAGGACGAATACGCCATTGCGTACGGCCTGCTCCTGCTCGGAGCGCGTCCAGCGGCGTGTCACGTCTTCGAAAGGCGTTACCGCGTATGTAGCGGATTGGTTCAAGCGCTGACCGGCAATAAGTCCGGCTACGTAAGCAGCCGTCTGCGCGGAACTGTAGTTCACGCCGGACAGACGCACGCCCGTACCCACATTGATGATCCCTTCATGGTTCAATGCAAGCGACCGGTCTGCGGCCAGCTTGGCTGCATCCTTGGAGATGTCGTCCGCCGCGCTTCCGCCGAATACGGCCATCACGCCGCGTCCTTCTTGACGGAGACGCTTTACCCAGGCCGCAAAGCTCTGCAGCAGAGCCATATCCGCGGCGTAATCCAGGGCGAGTACGTTAAATTCCTGGCCTTCGACTGCATCCAACATCTCGACATAATCCGCATTCGTCAGGCCCCCGTTGCCGCTCTTGCCTCCGGACAGCGCGGCTCCGTTCACGTCAGCGGGAACGCCGGACGTATCCAGTGCGGTTGCCGTCACCCAGAGGTTCTCGGCATCTTCGTTGATCTGCGCCGCCATCGACGCGGCGGATCCGTCCGGGCTGGAATAGGTGCCAAGCAGCTTGGCGCCTTCATAGAGGCGAAGCTCGCGTGCGGCCGGGTCGATCAGCGACGGCTGCACCGTTACGGAGAAGCCGTTGCCACGGCTGCCCGGGTATTTGGCCTCAAGCTTCAGCACGTCCGAAGGCGTAGCTTCCGCATTTTGAAGCGTCACGCTAGCCGCTGCCGCCGTATTGTCCGCCAAACGATAAGCCAAGAGCTTTTTCGGACCGCCGAGCAAGGCCAGATAAAGCGTCTCGTAAGCGGTAGCGCCATTCTGGCTATCCGCGGAATACTGCTCGGAAATCGCGAACTCGCTTCCGATCTCCACGAACTCCCGCACCGGTCCCCAATTGGCTTTGACCGGCACGACGACCGTACCGCGACTGCCACCCTGAACAGCCGACGCGGCTGCTGCCTTGAAATTCATATACAAACCCGGCAGTACCGGTTTATTCGTGCTTTCCCATGTTCCACCTGCCATGATTAGACCACCTTCGCTTTCATGAATTGTTGGATTCTTTCTTTGACCTCGGTTACCGTGAACTGCTCTCCATCTGCCCCATACATGGCACCCGCAAGCACTTCCGCCCGAACCTGGAACAGTTCATGGGCGTGTGCTTCAAGTTCCGCCAAGGCATATCGGGGAGCGCTGCTCCCGGGAGTTTCGGAGTTTTTGAGTGTTTTTTTCACAGCCATATTGGCCACCTCACTTTAAGATAGGATGAATGTTAACGCGCCTGATCAAGGCGGCTTCCTCCGGCGAACGGTTCTTCCGCTGGGCCAGGGTCAGCTTAATCTGACCGTCCAGAATGGGATCGGCCTGCATATCGGAGGAAATTTCCGCAACGGATAAATAACGGCGTTCCTGTAAGTCCAGAACCAGCTGGACCTGGGTGCCAAGCTCCTCCACCAGCCTTGCAGCCGTGAGCTGCTCGTCCGCGGAATCCAGGGAGGCGATATGCCCGATAAAGGTTTTGCGGACTTCGAACATCGAAGCTCCCGCCATTCGGGTCTCGCAGCCGGTCATCCGCCATAATACGGCGTGATCCTCCCGCCCCGCAGACCATGCCGTATGGTAGATGCGCCAAGGACCACCCAGCATATCTCCTGTCCAGGCTGTCAGCGTATCCAGCCATTCATCCGGCTGTCCGACGGAGCCTGCCCCGGATGCCTGCGGCATATAGATCCCGAATCGCAAGACACGGATCATGCTGCCTGAAACAGGATCAAGCTTGTCGGCCTCCGGAACACCCAAATAATGAAGCTTGAATGCATTTCCGTCGGCTCCGGCAACCCGCTTGCGGTGAAGTCCCTGAATGAGTAAATCCGCCCATCGATCCAATTGCGGCAGATCGGAACGATCCCCATGCAGCTTCAATCGCACCACCTGCCGGTACCCGGCCCATGAGGATTTCCAGACGTCCTCGCCGAGCGTGATCACGGCATACAGCGGTTCGCTTACCCCGTCCGGCGGATGCACGTCATATACATGGCCGTCAAGCTCCGGAATGAGGAATGCAACGGCCTGTTTGACCGCCCCTCTCATTCCGCGGTTTGCCGGACGCTCTCCGGTCGGCCATAGGACAGCCAGCTGCTCATGACGATCACATGCTTGTGCAATATGACCCCCTCCTTTCTTTTCGTATAAAGAATCGGAAATGAGACGCTCCAGGCATCAACCGCAGCAAAAAACCGGTCCTTCTCAAGGCCGGCTCACATCGACTGTGTGTGTGTTCGGTGCGCTCTCTTTTGCTTCATTTCCGATAATACAATCTTACACCCCTAAATCGGATGCGCTGACGCCTTATGGGACGTTTCATGCTGAACTTTAAGCGGAATGTCGGCGGAAAATAGTACGAACCTATGTTCGTGTTTATAGTTGGTTTCCCAGTCATAACTTGTTTTTCCCGTGAAATGCTGCCTTCTATATTAGAAATAAAAAAAACCGGAGGACGTCCATAATGGAAGTCCTCCGGTTTTGCTCGATGTGATGATCCATGCTCGCGCTTGTCAGCTCATTTTGCTCTTGGCGGCGTTCTCCAATTCCTGCAGCTTCAGCAGTCCTCTGTCCGCCAAGGCCAAGGCTAATTTATAAAAAGCCCGGGTGCGGATCTTCGTGTACGTATCCTTGCTGACCGGCGGCTCGAGGATATGGTTGTACACTTTGTAATCGAATACGTCGTCCTGCTTCATGTACCGTTCCCGAATCAGGGTCTGCTCCCGCTCGCCAAGCCGTTCCACGATCGATTCGATCGTTTCGCAATACTGCTTCCTGGCCGCCGGCATATCTACATTATATATGGCAACCGCTGCCGTCTGGTCCGAGGTGACGTTGGTCGGCCCGTGGAACCGCTCCGTGTAAGAGGCAGTCACGCTCACCTCCCTGACTTCGAATGTTATGGTTTTATAGATGCGATATTTTTCGAATATCGCTTCAACGGCGCTTTGGGTCTTTCTGCGATCCAATTCCGGTAACAATGGATTCATTCGGAAACACTCCCCTTTTATTGTCATGGTCAAGCTTACAATTTGCCATTTGGCAGAAGCCGGTTCTTCATCTGGTGTTCGCATATTGTTCGTATTTTTCATTAATATACCACTATTTGGAGACCGGCGTAAACCGTCAAATGGACGAACTATATAGAGGAATATGGGACATCCCTCTCGTTTTCTTGCCTTTTGGCAATATTACTCTCTTTTATTTTACCTGTTGGCAAAGGATGGGAATGCGTTTATACTATATGTAGATGTTTCAGATGGACTATGGTGAGGAGTGGCCGGAACGTGGAACGCATATTTGGATCGTACTTGAAAGAGATGAGGGAGAACAAAGGCTGGAGCATCAATCAGTTGGCCCAGGCCGCCGACATCAGCGGATCGCAGATCTCGCGGATCGAGAATGGGCTGCGGGGCATACCCAAGCCGCAAACGCTGCGCAAAATGGCGGAAGCGCTCGAGGTTCCCTATGAAGAGCTGATGAACAAAGCAGGTTATCTGCAGCAGGATGCCGCCAAGCACGAAGAGATACCGGCTCCCGCTTGGGCAACTTCCAGGGATAAACGGGATTTCAAGAAAATGCTCGAGGATGACGGCGAGCTCATGTTTGACGGGGTCCCTTTGAGCGGGGAGGACAAGCAGCGCATCAAGGACGTCTTGACCGGACTGTTCTGGGAAGCCAAGCAGATGAACAAACGCAAGAAATAA